CCGCTCCGCGGACGGGACATGGTGCAACACGTAACCCCGCCGGAACACGTGCGCTCCGCGGACGGAACCCGGTGTAGCACGTTACCACGTCACAGCACGACGATAAATGGCCCAAAAAATATTTTCAAAAAACTTTGAAAAATCTATTGACATTTCCTCCGACATGTGGTAAGATATATACGTAATTAAGAAGAACACAAGTTGCAACGAAGTTTCAGACGATTACAAAAGAATATTCAAGAAAGGCAAAGAACTCCTTTCTGCGTAATTTCATTGTCAGTTTCCATACTCTCTCCATATTCTCTATTACAACAAAATAACTTGAAAGGACAAACAAAACTATGCTTACTAACACTATCATCAAATCTACAGACCTTAGCAAAATGGACAAGTACAACGTAATGAACTACAGCAACGGCGAGAACCTTGAAAAGGCTATCGAAGAATTCGGAAAGCTTGTTCTTTCCTACCCGGACGCATGGGCAATGGTTCACACTGTGAACGACAACCCGAAACCCGGTCAGGATAAGGAATATGACAAGCTTGTTGTTATCGCAGACGGTGTTCTGTATCACACTGGCTCCCAGTCGTTCACCCAGTCTTTCCTTGACATTGTAGACACGTTCGACGCAAGCGACGGTATGGAAATCGAATGCTTTGCAAAGCCGTCCCAGAACTATAAAGGCCGTAACTTCCTTGGTTGCCGCCCCGTAGCAAAGGAAGGTGAATGATAATGAAGTACATTCGTAGAACTGTTCAGACCACGACATACACATATACGGTGAACGAAAGCGGTGTTGATTATCACTTCACCGACGTTTGCGAAGGCGCTCCCACGCTTTACGCGCTGACTAAAAAGTTGCATCGCGACCACGACAACAAAGAAACGGGACGCATTGTAACTCTCGTTAACATTGAGTCTATCGAAGAAAACCGCTACGAAATGTCCGTCAAGGACTTTATCGAAAACGCGGAACTCGTAGACCATATCAAATAAACAATAAGATTTCTCCTTTCCTTAACTGCCGCTGACATGGCGGTAAACCTCCCGATTGAACCGATGACGAAAAAAAAAAATTCGTCATCGGTTCTTTTTATCTTTACACTTTATTATACCATAACGGTATTATTTTGTCAATAGAAAAGAGGGTAAAACATGGCTAAAAAATCATCAAAAAAACTGACACCTAATCAATCAGAATATGAGCGTTTACTTACAAATGCAAGGCAACGCTTTAATCGTTATTTAAGAAAAGGCTATAAATCACAGTACAAGGCTAAAGATTTGTTTAGCGCTTTTGAACGTCCCGAAAGAATAACAAAGAAAATGCTTGATAAATTAAAACAAGAACTTAAAGACATTACGGACACGTCGTTATATGCAGAAGCGCAAAATGGTGAAGCTATTTCGTTTACTGACATACCTAAAGCGGCAAGAGCGCAGTTTAACAAATTAGGCTTTACGCAATTTACGGTTATAAGTTCAACAGGTGTTGAAAGCAACATAATTCTTTCACTTAACAATGCACCTTTAGCGAACATTAACGAAGCTGACCTCGCGTTTGCGTATTTTGTTGAAGCGAACGCGCGGTGGGCAACAGACAAAAAGAAACATGCAGGTATGGAATACATATTAGATAACTTAAAGGAAGAACGCAACCACCTGCAAAACCGTTACGGCAAGAATGAGGGTGACACCGTATTCGCGTACATGCTGAATGAAATCGGTGTTGCCGCCGGAACATTAACGTCACAGGAAGCGAACGACGTTAACGCGGCGGGACGTTGGTTAGGCAACTTTTACGAACACCGCGAAGCAGGTATAGAAGAAATGATGAAACTAAATGAAGCGTTTGGAGACGTGCAAGCATGAATTATTACGTATGTGATTTTGAGACAAGCGTATACGACGGGCAAACCGACACGGAAGTCTGGGCGGCGGCATGTGTTAAAATACATACAGAAGATGTACTCGTTGTAAACTCAATAGATAAATACTGGGACTGGGTAGAGCAGTTAAAAGGTAAGAACATTGTGTACTTTCACAATGGCGCTTTTGACTTTTCTTACATTCTTGATTACTTATTGAAGCGCGACGACTATGCACAAGCAACCTACACACCCGACGGCAAAGTTGAACATACTATGTTTTACGAAACAAGTGACATGCAACCCAACACTTTTAAATACAGCATATCCGATATGGGTCAATGGTACACGATGACTGTTAAAACCCACAGAAGCCTTATAGAGTTCCGTGACAGTTACAAGCTTATCCCCCTCTCCGTTGCAGACATGGGAACAAGCTTTAATACCAAACACCGCAAGAGCACGATTGAATACAAGGGTGAACGTCACGCGGGGTATAACATTACCCCAGAAGAAGAACACTACATCAAGAATGACGTGCTTGTTGTAAAAGAAGCTATTGAATTTATGTTTGCAGACGGTCACAAAAAACTGACTATCGGCGCGTGTTGCATGAGTGAGTTTAAGTCTGGCTATAACCGTTTTGTTTATCAAGACATGTTCCCGAACCTTTACGACATTCCGCTTGACCCAGAGCGCTACGGCGCTACAAATGCAGATGAATATATCCGCAAGGCATACCGTGGTGGGTGGTGTCACGTCGTGCAAGGCAAACAGTGTAAAGTGCATAAAAACGGTTTAACGCTTGATGTAAACTCCCTATACCCGTCTATGATGCACAGTGACAGTGGCAACTATTACCCTATTGGCTTACCCGGCTTTTTCAGTGGTGCAGAGGGTTTAAAGGCAGTCGAAGCGGAACGGCAGGAACGGTTGAAGTCTCATAACCCCCTATTGGGTATCTATTATTTTGTGCGTCTACGTTGTCGTTTTAGACTAAAGGTCGGCTATCTCCCCTTTATTCAGCTAAAGAAAAATCTGCATTACAGACAAAACGAAAGCTTAACTACGTCTGACGTATGGGACGAAAACCAAAAGCGCTACGTGTCCGAATGGGTAGACCAATGCGGCAAGAAGCACGACACATATGTAACTATGACAATGACCATGACAGATTACGAACTGTTTAAAAAGCATTACATTATAATTGACCCCAAAATTCTGGACGGTTGTTATTTCGAAGCGCAACAAGGCATCTATGACAAATACTTGAACAAATATCGTGAAATGAAAATCAACGCTCCAAACAAGGGTATTAGAACAGTAGCAAAATTATACAGTAACAACCTATACGGAAAACAAGCGGCATCTACTATCAGTTCCTATAAAGTTGCTATGCTCAAACCTAACGGCGTGGTAGGCTTCTTTACCGTTGCGGAAAACGAAAAGACACCGGGTTACATTGCATGTGGCGCGGCTATTACCAGTTACGCACGAAACTTTACAATTACTGCCGCACAGCAGAATTACTACGGTGTCAATAACCCCGGCTTTATCTATGCAGACACGGACAGTCTGCATCTCGACTTACCGTTAGACAAGATAAAAGGTGTCACGCTACACCCTCGAAATTATTGTTGTTGGAAGAATGAAACAAACTGGGACGTTGGATTTTTCACGCGTCAGAAAACCTACATTGAGCACGTAACGCATGAGGACGGCGAACCGATTGAAACCCCACATTATATAGTGACATGTGCGGGTGCAAACAAAACCGTTAAACAACTGTTTATACATTCCGTAGAGCAGGATTACGACACAGAGAATAACCCAGAAAATTACACCTCCGAAGAACTTGAATTTATCCGTGAACCTCGTAGCATATCCGACTTTGTACCCGGCATTATGATACCGGGTAAGCTTTCTCAAAAGCGCATTAAAGGTGGTGTTATCTTAGCTGACACGACATTTGAAATGCACTGAAAGTAAAATCCCTTAGAGCATAAAAACTCTAAGGGATTTTGTTATTCTTAAACGCACGTCTACACAAAGGAATTGACCGTTCATAGCCTTGTCACGGCGGCATCTTTCAACCGTGTCACCCGTGCAGGTCGATGTGCAGAACGAACGCAGAATACAAATTAGAATGAAAGCGCCTTTAGTATTGCTTCTTTCGCTTGCAGGTCTTTGAACCGCATACAACCATGTTCGAAATAATACCGTAGCTTTTGAATGAGAATAAAGTTACTTGATACCATAACATAATTTAACTTATGGTCTGCGGTGTCCACTGTGATTTTGAGTGGATATTGATAATCGACGCTTTTGTCACAGAACACAATACCTAATTCAGGGTACTCCCGAACGCCGTAGTCAATACCCGCATAACGTATTGTTGAGACATACTTTCCGCGTCCCGTCGGCGTATCGACAAATGAGAGGTCATCTTGTAAATATACACCCTCGGCGCTGTACGCGATATAATCACTTGACCCAAACGCACGGTTAAAAGCACTTGACTTTAAAGCTTTCGCCGCCGTTTCGTTGTAGCCCTGTTCCAGAACAAAGCCGTCTCCACGCAAGAAATGCGTGTCCTTTTGAAGTCGGGTTGAAATATCCATTGCAACATAATACGGGTTAAGTATCGTTACAGGGTTAGAAATCATATACACAGGAACATATCGAGATTGTTTACTACGTCCACGTGCAATAGAATTGTGAATAGAGATAAACTTTTCAACTTCTTTGTCGCAGTAGTGGTTCTGCTCGGATTGAAACTCGTCGAATATAATGTTATCAATGTCACTGAACAAATGCGAATTGCGTTTTAATTGGTCGGCAGAGTTGATGGAAATTGCATATCCGCAAGGTTCTTCATTTAGGTACAACTCTTGGTATATACCTTTCATCTTCTTTGCGGCGGTCATATCGTATTCCGGAAAGAATAATTCTTTAATATCCTTGAAAAACTTTTCGTCACAGCCGTCCAACTCATAATTAAAACGGTACAGCAACGCGAACTTTTCTCCGCGTTTAATAAACCTGTTTACCACAAGTCTATTAAAATAGGTTGTTTTACCCGCGCTACGGTTAGAGGTACACATGAAGACCTCGGGTGTCTTTCCGTTTATATCCTTTAATGACAATAGCTTTGTTCCGTCGTAATAATTCGATTTTGGCATTATATTTCAACTCCGTGTATTATTTTCTAATTAAATTATACCACAAGTATATTGACAAGTCAACCCTTTTGTGGTATACTATAAGTATAAAAGGTGGTAAATATAACAGAAAGGATTGAAACTTTATGGATGTAACCGCTATTGTGCAGGTTGTTTCTTCCCTTGGCTTCCCTATTGCCGTTTGCTTGATTTGCTTTTGGTATATCAACAAGCTTGAGGAAACGCACAGGAACGAAGTGCAGAAGCTAACAGAGGCACTCAACAACAACACACTAATCATGCAAAAGCTTTGCGACAAAATGGGCATGGAGAAAGAGGGTGAAGAATAATGTCTGAATCTCCAGTTCTGAAATTCGATAAGCTTATCAGTGTGCAAGCTACCTACACAACTAATGTCACGTCCGCTGGTGTTTTGACATGTGAGGACGTTATTAAAATTCCTTTGGGTTATGCCGTAAGAAGGCAGACTGCTATTGACCACGGCTCATATAACATTATTCCCGTCGTTGAAATAGATATACCCTATGAATTTCTTGTTTTTGAAATTATCACGAATGAGGGTGCAACAGTAGAACCTTTTTCAACGTCAAAACTATCTGATGCAGCGAACCCATATGGCAATGTGCGGGTTTATTTTGTGTTACCCTCAGGAACAACGGGAATTAAAGACGTTATTTTCAAGGCAAAATATCCCAGCATCCGCGCCGCCTTCCAGTTTGGTGTATTGCCACCGCCTTATAATTACGATAACGCTTTGTTTGGTGTTACAACGTTGGTTGTATCGGCGCTTGACGATAAGGTTGACTTGTTGGAAACCAAAACGAACAACTTAAGAATTGTATCACACGAACTCAACGCTTCTTTCCCATATAATGACTTGCCTAAAGGTTCAGGAAAGCAAACCTTAAATATAGATAAAGATATGCTATTTATTGGAACAAATTTCACCTATTCATCCAGCCCGTCAATAGTGCATTCGCCCAAAATAACAGTGAGTGACGGTATAACAACTAAGGTCTATACGCTATCACTTAATAAAAGTGTAAGGGTTATAATCGATTTACTCACGGCTACATTAACAGCATACGATGTAAACACGGGTGAAATCGTGCAACAGCGAAAAATATTTGAAACCGTTGTCGGGTATAAATCAATTGATTATGAAGACTTCGACAATATTTTAGGCGACGAGTTAACCGTGCTTATAGGAGGAAGAAGTGTTGAATGAGTAAAATCTTTTCAAATGGTATTGACCTTTCTGAACATCAAGGCACAGTTGACTTTAACAAGCTGAAATCCTCGGGCATTGATTTTGTTCTCCTCCGCGCAGGTTACGGCAGTGCAAACCGATACCCCGAACAGTACGACGCGAGATTTGAGGAATACTACAAAAAAGCAAAAGCCGCAGGTCTTGGCGTGGGTGCATATTGGTACAGCTACGCAGAGAACGCAGACATGGCGGCAGACGAAGCCGCAAGTTTTATCAAAGCTTTAAAAGGTAAACAGTTTGACTACCCTGTGTATATTGACCTTGAGGAAGACAGCATTGCAAGAAAGCTTGGTAAAACAAAATACAGTGACATTGCGGCTAAAATCCTTAGCACCGTAGAAAGCAACGGCTATTGGGTTGGCATCTACGCCTCTTTGTATTACCTCTCAAACATGCTCGACATGTCGAAGTTATCCCGGTACGCCGTATGGTGTGCGCAGTGGAACGACGTTTGCCAATACGAAAACGCGGGTATCTGGCAGTATACAAACAGTCATACCGTAAACGGTGTTTCTGGTAAAGTGGACGCGGACTATGCGTATTATGACTACCCGTCACAAATTAAAGCTAAGGGTTTGAACGGCTACAGCAAGAAAAGTGACAACAAGGATTTAATCCGAACAAAGCTTGAACAGATTGAAGTTCTTGCAAACGAAATTGAAAGCTTGATTTAACATGGCAACCTATAAGCAATGTATAACAGACCAAAAGACAATCTATGAAAGTGCGGGATATCCGTACTACGACGGCGGCGGTGAACATGGCGGCATTGATACCGTGCATGACAACTACAAAGCGTATGCGCCTTTAGCCGGAAAGGTTGTATGGGCGCAGGTGTGGGACGGCAGTACCATAACTGGCAACATGTCATGGGGCAACATGATACTTGTTGAGTTTGAGCCGAACAAGTATTGGCTTGCCGCACACTTTGCGTCACAGATTTGGTCAGAGGGTGACAGCATTGCACAAGGTCAGTTTATCGGTACGCAAGGTCAGACAGGAAACGTCACGGGCACACACACCCACTGGGAATACTGGGACGGTGGACAAACAACCGCTTACCGAAAAGACCCGTCAAGCATCTTGCGTATACCGAACGGTGTAGGCACGTACAATGTTACGTGGGACGCAAGCACACCGCAACCAAAACCACCTTTACCCGACGCGACATGGCACGCAAAAAACTTGTACGGCTACTCCCGTGAGAGTACAGAAGCGCAAGACAACGCTGTTATGATTTACAAAGCTTTGGTACAGTCACTCGGGTGGACATTAAACGCCGTCTCTGCCGTTCTTGGAAACATGGAATGGGAGAGCGGGTACAATCCGTGGCGGTGGGGTTGGGATGAACCCCTCCCGTCAACGGATTATAGAAAGGACGATATTGGTTATGGTTTGGTACAATTTACACCACCTCAAAAGTATATTGACGCAGATATTGCAAAGTCGTCCCCCGGGTATGCGCCACACTTTAGCGATGTGATGGGCAGTCCCGATGACGGTACAGCGCAATGTTACTTTTTAAGTAACGCCACAAACCTGTGGTATCCTGTCAGCCCGTATAACATGAGTTACGCGGAATTTAAAGCTTCTACACAGTCTCCTGAATACCTTGCAAGTGTGTTTCTCGACACATACGAACGTCCGGCAGACCCGGAAGCAACACGTGCAGACCGTCAAAAAGCGGCGCGATATTGGTATAACTACCTTGGACAATATGACCCCGACACACCACCAACACCACCTACACCAACACCAACGAAACGAAAATCCATGCCTATATGGATGATGTGCCTTGGCTATAGAAAGAGAATGATTTAAAATGGCAGTAAAAAACCTCGAACAGTTTAAGGAAATGTTTGCGTCGGGTGACTTTACACCCGATAGAATGTTAGAAATTGCAGAAGACGTTGCGGACACGTTTAACGATTTTAGCACCAGACTGACCGCGGCAGAAGAAGCAACAGCAAAAAAGGATAAAGAATGGCGCGAAAAATATACAAGCCGTTTCTTTGAGGGCAAGCCAGAGGGCAGTAAATCCGACGAACCCGCAACGCAGTCCCCGTATGGGGTAGACGCAACCGAACGTGCAGAACATATCACGTTCAATGATTTATTCAAATAAGAAAGGATGATTTTCAATGGCAACTAAGCCGAAAGTAAGAACGCTTACAAACAGTTCCGCAGACGTGCTGAATGCAATCCGCAATTCCGCGTCTATCAATTACCGTAACTATGTCCCGGTTGTGACCCCGGATGCAGACAGCATCCGTGAAATCGGCGCAATCATTATGGACATGCCCGCGCTCCAGAATGAGTTTCTTTCCGCACTCGTAAACCGTATCGGCAAAGTCATTATCACGTCTAAGTCCTACTCTAACCCGTGGGCGATGTTCAAGAAAGGTTTCCTTGACTTCGGCGAAACGGTTGAAGAAGTGTTTGTGGCTATGGCGCGCCCGTTCCAGTATGACCCCGCGGTTGCGGAAAACGAACTGTTCAAGCGTGAAATCCCGGACGCACAGTCCGCGTTCCATGTGATGAACTTCCAGAAGTTCTACAAGACCACGACCGAAGAACAGGATTTGCGCCTTGCGTTCCTCTCCGAAGACGGTGTGTATAATCTCGTCGCGAAGATTACAGAACAGCTTTACACCGCTATGGAAAATGACGAATTCCTCGTCATGAAATACATGCTTGCGCGTAACCTCTCCCGCGGTCAGATTAGCGTACAGACAATCAACACAAGCAACATTGATGACGCAACCGTTGCAATGCGTAAAGCGTCTAATGACTTGCTGTTTATGTCGGACGAATATAACCTTGCAGGTGTGACCACGCACACCCTGCGTGATGACCAGTATATCATCATCAACACCGCGTTTGATGCTACCCAGAGTGTCAAGAACCTTGCGCGTGCGTTCAACATGTCCGAAGCCGAACTTCTCGGTCATATCGTTCTTGTCGATGGTTTCGGTAAACTCAACGTAAAGCGCCTTGCGGAACTCTTTAAGGGTGACCCGAACTACTATGAGTACAGCCCGGACGAACTCGAAGCGCTCAACGAAATTCCCGCCGTCCTTGTTGACCGTGACTATTTCGTGATTTACGATAAGCTTCAGCAGTTCCGCGACCTCGAGAACGTACAGGGCCTTTACTGGAACCACTATCTTCATGTGTGGAAGCTGTTCAGCGTCTCCCCGTTCGCGAACGCTATCGCGTTTATCCCAAACACCCCGACCGTCACAGGCGTTACGGTATCTCCAGCTACGGCTACGGTGTCCGGGGGTCAGGTGCTTACCTTGACCGCGAAAGTCGCAACGACCAACTTTGCGCCGCAGGCGGTTACATGGACAAGTGACAACCCGCTCGTTACGGTGTCTGCATCTGGCGTTGTTAAGGTTGACCCGACTGCAAGCGGCACGGCAAACATCACAGCGACCTCTAAGTTCGATACCACACAGAGCGGTAAATGCGTGATTACCGTACAGTAAACTAATTCAATGTAAGTCAAAGCCCTCTGGAAACAGAGGGTTAAGACTTATATAAGAGGTGTATAATATTATGTACATTGTGCCAAACAGCACTGTATTTATTTTACAGGGTATTCCGATAAATAACAACTACAGGCATACTATCTACTTCGAGAGCGCAAACGCACAGTACGCATATTTTCGCAAGCACGTTAAAAAGACGTTTACGGGTGTATCGTATCAGCGTGAAAAACGTGGGTGGATGCGTGTGGAGTGTTCCGCAGACGAATTGTATAACTGCAACTATCTGATGTATCAGAACACCGCGTATAATAACAAGTGGTTTTATGCATTTATCGATAGTGTCGAGTTCGTCAACAACGTCACTTGCGAAGTTACATTTACGCTTGATGTTATGCAGACGTGGTTTTTCGACTATACCTTACAGGCTTGTTTCGTAGAGCGTGAACACAGCGCGTCGGATGCGTATTTCTCAAACACCATTGCAGAAAATATCGGTTTTGGCGAACTTGTTTGTACAAAAACTCTAAACGCTTTACAGTCGCAAGGCTTTAACGACAGTTACGCCGCCGTTATTACGTCCACTTCATATTCTTCTGATAGTAATCCCCCCACAAAACTTTACGGACGTTTTTGCCCTGTGTTTGGCTATGTCGGCACAACGGACGAAATGAGAGAGCTTATCACGGAGTTTGTTAGTTCGGGTAAAGAGAGCGCGATACTCTCAACGTATATTGTTCCTAAGCTCTTTTCAATCGGCGCTGGCAATACACACGAAATGCCCACCGACGTTATAGAGTTGGTAGTGCCTTTTGAAGTGACCCTAAATAAAATCGGTACATATACGCCGCGAAACAAAAAACTTTTATGTTACCCATATAACTCTATATGGATAAGTAACAATACTGGCACAATAAACGAGTATCGCCCCGAAGACTTTGCACACCAGTTTAACGACGAAAAAACAAAAGATACCGTTGGCTTTATCATTAACGCGACCGGTGTAACCGCGCCTTGCATGACGATTTACCCGGCGAATTATCGTAATAAAGACGACAACTACGACGTTGGTACTTCCTTTGCGGCGTTCCCGCCCGTGCCTTTCACGGGGGACGTATACGCTGCATACATGGCACAAAACCGTAACAGCATTTTAGCATCGGTCGAAAACAACCTTGTCGGTATCGGCGTAAATACAGCTATGTCAATGATAGGCTCGGTTGCGACGGCTAACCCACTCGGAGTTATTACCGCAGGTGTGCAGGGGCTAACTCAGGGGTTAACAAGCATTTATACAGATATAAATTCTTTGGCTGCTAAACAGGCTGATATGCAAAACATTCCCCCAAACGCACACAATCTTGTACAGAGCGACAACCTAAACGCTTCTATTGGTAAACTTGATTTTACCATAATGCAAATGCAGGTCAAGCCGGAATATGCAAAAATGATTGACGATTATTTTGATTTTTTCGGCTATGCTTGCAATCATGTTAAAGTGCCTAACCGTAATGTTAGACCCCATTGGACGTTCACAAAAACACAAGGTTGCACAATCAATGCAGACTGCCCCGGTGACGATGAGGATATGATTTGCAAAATTTATGATAACGGAATTACATTCTGGAAAAATGGTGACGAAGTGGGCAACTATACGCTTGACAATTCAATATAAAAGAGGTGATTAAACATGGCAAGTAGTTTGAGGGCAAAGCATTACGGCGGCACACAAGACCGCATGTTCTGGAGTACGGCTTTTGAAAACCGACTTAACAACGACTTGTACCTTGCAAGGCTCGTTGAACTTTCCGCGTCCATGTTTGACTGGACGGGTCTCCCCGAAACATGCGACGTGCGAACACTTGAACTTGCGCTTCTGGGCAACGGACGCGCGGTATTCTTCAAGGACGATGCACTCGACATGTACATGACACTCCCCGTAAACGTCAGTACCAGCGGCTACGACGTGTACGGACAGCCGTTGCAGTTTACGGCGCGTAGCTTGTATAACAACTACAGATACCCACTGACACAGAAAACAGGCGTGATGATTTATAATAACTATCTCCGCACACCGTCCCTGATGCAGTTGGTATCATTCGCGGACAGGCTCGGAAAGATTGATGAAATCATCGACATAAACGTCAACGCGCAGAAAACCCCGATTTTGATTTTGGCAGATGAAAGCAAACGCTTGACGATGAAAAACTTGTACATGAAGTATGACGGAAATCAGCCGTTTATTTTTGGTGACAAGAATTTATCTATCAATGACTTTACAGTGCTAAAGACAGACGCGCCATACGTTGCAGACAAATTGTATGAAATCAAAACACAGATTTTCAATGAAGCTTTGACATATCTCGGTATTTCGAATACGTCCTTGCAGAAAAAAGAGCGCTTGATTACAGATGAAGTATCACGTAACATGGGCGGCACTATTGCGGCAAGATATAACCGCTTGAATGAGCGGCAAAAAGCTTGCGAAAAAATCAATAGTTTATTCAATCTGAATGTATGGTGTGAGTACAAGGAAGATTATGACGACCGTTTGATTTTGGAAGATACCGACGATGTTATACGTAAAAACCAGCTTGAAGAAAAGAACAAATACTTTGAGCAGAAAAGAAAGGAAGAAAACAAATGAGTAAATTTACAACAGAAGTTCGTTGGATTTGCGAAAGTTTTGTTCCTGAATTGAACTGGCAAGGTGAGTACGAACACAGCGGCTATAGTGACGTTGATAAAGCTTTGCAAGCAGGGTACGAACACATTTTCGATTTTGATTTTCCTATCTTTAAGGAAAGTTATCGTGAACACCTGTGCAAGCTTATTCTTCTCCGCTATTACACCCGTGAAATAGCGTATGAAACGTATGCACTATGGAAACTGCATCTCCGGGAACGGCTTGTCGCGATTATGCCGAAGTATAACATGCTGTACAAGCAAGAGGAACTTGCGAACCCGTTTGATAACATCAAACACACCACAGTGGGCGAAGATACTTCACATACTGCCGACAATGGAACATCACACGGCGAAAGTCAGAGCACGGGGTGGAATAAGTTTAACGAAACTCCGCAAGGTGGTATTGAGGGGTTGGACACTGACAAGTATCTAACAAGCGCGACAAAGACAACAAGCGAAGCATCAACCGACGGCACAGCGCAAAGTACACAGGACGGTAAACGCAACACAGAGTATACTTATACAGGTCGTAGCAGTGGAGACGCGTATTTCTCCGAAATGACTAAGATGTACAAGAATTATGAAAGTGTTGACAACATGGTATTGCACGAACTCGAAGATTTGTTTTTCGGTTTGTGGGAATAAAAGAAAGGTGGTAAAGTATGCCGAACGATAACAAATTCACCCCCGCTGACTTTGACCCGATTTTAAAAAAGTATGACGGCATTCCGTATTTGCGCTTTTGGTGTCAAAAGGTTCTCCCGGCGGTCTACGATCAGAGCTTGAGTTACTATGAGGTGCTGTGTAAGCTTGCGGCGTTCCTTAACAAGATGCTTGAGGAACTCGAAAAGATGCAGGATAACATTGACGCTTTGCATAAAGCGTACAAAGACTTGCAAGACTGGGTGAACGCTGAAATCGCAAGGTTTGAAGCGCACATGGAACAGCACTTCGACGACCTTACGCAAGAGCTCTGGAACAAGTTCGAACAGTATAAAAATAATACAAACACTACCTTACAGCAGTGGTTTAACGACTACACTACAAATACTACAAATAATTTAAACAAAAAGTTTGAAGAATTTGTGACCAATGCTAACACGCGCATTGACCAGATGTTCAACACGTACACCTCGAATACGAATAACGAGTTCAACACGTGGAAAAATGATTTTACGAACCAGTATAACCAGTGGAAAAACGAAGTTGACGAACAGATTACGAACATCAATTCCAATATCAGCAATTTAACCGAACGCGTAGCCGCGCTCGAAAATATGGTTAAAACATATCCTAAGTTTGATTATAAATCTTTTATCCTCCCGGGTACACATTATTATAAAATGGCTGTTTTGGATATGCTTTCGTTTCCTTCCTCCACGGATAATAGCGTTATTTGCTATGGTGTTATACGTGTATACGGGCAGGATAGTTCCGTTTCGGTGTCGGGTAACTGGCGCGAACGGTTACACATTACTTTTGACGATGCACGCGAGATTACAACGTTGCTTGGCGCTACGACGGAAGACAACTGTATTAAATTCGAGCTTATGCCGCGAACATCTTATGTTTCCGCAGACGGTGATAGCAACAACGGCGCGCCAACTAATGATAAACTTATCACGGGCTTATTGTGGGTTCCCACGAAGTTTGCGAATAGTGACTCGAGCGGATTCGCACAACTGTTTTTCAAAAACAACGGTTCTGTTGGTTTTGTTTCCGACAATTCTGCGTTGTTTTCTGCCGTCGCCACAAAACAAGTATATCCTCCTAATTGGTTTGCCGCGTCGGGCGAATGGTCTGTATAAATAATCTGTAATACAATGGCTCGAGTACCGTATAGGTATTCGAGCCTTGTTATACTTAAAGTGCACTATTATAAAGGTCAGTAAATATGTCGCATAAGTCAACACCCCTATCATCCACGATGCTTTTTAGCATACAATCTTTACACGTACCGCCATGCCTGTTGCACCAACAGGTAGCAAGTCGGTCTAACGCATTCAAAAAGTTAATACATTCCTCGTAATTTGTACACTCAAATGTTAATGCAAACTTTTCAGCTTTTAGTTTCATTCTTTACCTCACAATATTTTTGTATAATCAGCTTTTCAGCTTGTTTTAGGGCGCTTGCTTGATAATCGAGCCATGTTCCGAAACCTACAGGTTGTTTTGCCCCCATTTGTAAACGCTTTAGCGTCGTAGGACTACAAGTGCGCCCTGCTATGCTGTAGCTGTCTGCAAGCGCCTTGCCACAATAGCTGTATTCAATCCAGTTTAGACAACCGTCAAGCAGTTCGGTGTGCAATTCGGACAACGTGTCCGGCGCTTCTGCATCGCCTAATCGGTTTAAAATGTCTATTGCGTATAGCTTTACGGCGCTCCTGTATGCGCCGCGCGGGGTGGTTTCATTCACTTTCTTGCGTATCTCGATGTAATTCAAGTGCTTCACGCTCCTTATCGTTTTCCAGATGTATTGTCTTGTATTACCTATATCATGACATATCGCATATGCTTTACAAGCCGTTGTACAATCTGCATATTCTTGACATTCTGGGCTATCAAATATTCTGTAAGCCGCGTAAGATAACCCCACGGCAAGGTCTCTTAGTTGTTCGGTGGTATAGTCTCGGGTACTAATTGTTATCATCTTTCAATTCTCCTTTCGCGTCGTATCGGTTTAACTCGTGTTGTATAAACTTTAGCAAGCAATTTGTCAATTCACAAATGTAAGCGCATTCGCAATTATCACACCCGATAACAACGCAGCTGCGTGTTTCGTAGATTATCTTTTGCACTTGTCGTACATAATGCCGCATTGCTTGCAAGTCTATATACGTCATAGTTTCCACCACCTCCCCACCGTCTTTAACAACTTGTAATCGTTGTATGTACGATCAATCCATTCGAGCAACTGCGCAAGCCCACAAAGTAGCGTTCCTGCTATTATGCTCAAACACAAAACAATAATCATTTATCATACCTCCTTTCTGCCGTCAAATCTGTAATATAGCAAGCGCCCATCTGCCTTGCGGCTTTGTGCGCTATGCGTTTTGCGTGTGCCAGTGTCTTTGCCCGTACATATATCTCGATATTATATTGACCTACGTCCGGGTCTAATACAGCCACTGTTACCAAATAATTGTTCATCGTTGCCACTGTCCTTTCTCCATTCTGTGCCTATACAACTATCTATCGCATGTACTATAAATGGTATTTCGGTTTCCTTGGCGTTGTCCACCCATGCGGGCTTTACAAGGTTTGCTTTGAATAGGTCTGTCAAGCTTGGTTTCATTCAAGATACCCTCTTTCATAAAGCGCTTGCATTATAAAGTTCTCGTCTCCCTCGTCGAGTTCTGACGCGTAGCCCTCAAGGATTATGTTTTTTGCAAGTCTTGCAGTTTCTTTCCAGTCGTTAAGCTCTTTCCCGTACTTTTTAACCATTTCGTCTGGAAGATATAGCATTATGTTTTCTTCCGCTTCGTAAATTTCCTGCGGTGTGAACGCTTGACCGTCTTTCGTTGCTACCCAGTTACCGTAAAGCAACGGCACGGGATAGTAGAAAGTGTCGTACTTTGTATCGGTCACGTTCCACTTAATTTTTACTTTTCTTGTGTTCTCTAAACCGTGTTGCATGTTTATCTTTCCTTTCTGGCCTGCCTTGTCAGCACGTGTAGGCCGTCTCACGTGGACGGGCTTGCGCCCGTTTCGGCTTAGATTTCAAATTCTTCCCCAGTTTCGTTGCGAAGTAGTTCACAGTAGGCTTCAAAAAATTCCTGCTCACCGCCCTTTTCGTCTGTCCACTCGCTGTGTAACTCCTCGCGTAAATCGTCCCGCATGTAGTTAACGATTAGGTCGCGGTCATAAAGGTTGCCGTCGAATTCGATTTTAACATTTTGTTTTTTCATTTTGTTTGCTTCCTTTCCTTTTTTCTGATTATAGTATACTTGGCATTTATGAACTCCGTGTGAACTGATTGTTAACAATTTGTGAACGTTACTTCTTCAATAAAAGCTTTCTGTAGTTTTTGCATTGCTTTCAACTTTTCTTCATAGTCCGAAATACAGCAAATTTTTTCAGCTTGTTTTTCGTAACGCTCACATATTTCATGTGACGGGCGAACATTTCCAAAAGGTGCATATCCCGTTGTAATTGCAACCCTGTTTCCCATGTCGTATATATCCGCCGCCCATCCTTCTTTTCTTACAGTGTATGCAATAGGGCTTTCATACTGTAATAAAGTTTGCAAGCTGCAATAACTCGCACAAATAATCACGTCGTAATTGTTTTTAATTTCTTTTTGCGTTACTCTGTATGTCATTTTGCATTTTCCTTTCTGGCGTGTCATCATCAGTGCAACGCCGCCAACCGTTGCAGACGCTCGTTAGAGCGTTTCGACTGTTTAGAAAGTTTCCGTTTCAACTATTACGGCTTTCATCATATAAACATCTTCGTAAGCTTTTACAAATAACTGGGCATCCGTTATCTTATAAAATTTTGCTTTGATAACCATTATCGTGTCTTGTAATTCTTCGCTATAGGTCTTTACCCATACTTCATAAATTGTTCTTTTCATTTTGCTTTCCTCCTCTTAGTCAATTAAATTATCTTCGTGAGCTTTGAGAATGTTTTCAAAGTCTGTTTCCGTCACAACTCCGTTATAACCTATAAGATGCGCTACAACGTCGAATTTGCTAAGCCTGCATGTCCGGCTTGCAATCCATTGTGCAAGTTCGTCATACGAAAGTTGCTTGAAAATATTGTTTCCGCTTTTGTCTTCAATTCTAATCTTTTCATTATACAGTTTCATTTATTTTTACTTCCTTTCCTTTTTTCTGATTATAGTATACTCATTATTTATGA